GCATGCGGTTGGCAAAAGCAAACTTGAGTTTGTCCTGGTATTTGTTGACAACAACCAGTACGAAGGCCGGTGTCATGAGAACATCTACACCAGACATGCGCGGATAATGATCCGAACACTTCCTTCGCTTTCTTTTGTCGCCGTTTCACGGCTCTTATTTGAAAATCAATTCTACACGTGCAAATCAAAAGTGAACGATAACACTTATTGCACGTTCTCATTCCTCTTCCTCCTTGCAAATGCAATGAGGAATCCAAACTATCGAGTCATCATCGCATAGTTCACAATTCATCTCCAACACCCACAATAGGTGTAGCCGCATCTAATGCATGGGGACATGCTGTCTGATATAATCAAGATTAAATCCGTGTACTCTTCTCTTTCCATTGCTTCAATGGTAGAGAACTCAGTACTAAACCAATCCGGTTAAATTAGCGCCAAATCCGCCAGTTAACGCCTGGCTAAACATGCGCCAAAATCCTTGGCGTTCCTCTTCAGGAACATCATTTTCTATGATAGCATAATTCATGGCTGCCAAGGTCAATGGACCAATAAAATAAGCAGTTGGAACTGCCATGGTCGAAGTGATCACGCCAAGTACTGGACGTGACAACTCTGGATGCATGCGATAATGAGGTCCATATGGACTCACCTGCGGTTTGGGACCCGGAGTTCGGGCTCCAAATTCTCTTTGCTGAAATAATGGAATATCGTTCTCGAGACGGTGCGTCGTGAACTCAAATAAAGATTCGAAAACAAATCGTACCGCAGTCATTCAACCCACTCCTTTGAACATCGCTCACAAACATAGTGGACGATAATAGGTGGTTCTGGATCAACAACTGCTGCATGCACTTGATTGGAACCACAATAAGGGCAATTCATACGACTCACTTCTTACGTCGTCTGTTGACTTTTTTCTTGTTGACTGCAACAAGTTTTTTGGTCGATTTAACACCGTCAGTGTAACGGTATCGAACCATCTTTCCGTCTTTCTTAAATGTCTTACCATACTTGTAACCCATCAGAAGCACACTCCACTGAGTTGTGCCAGGAGACGATCACTTACACCAAGGAGGTGAAGAACACCAACAGCGAGCAAATACTCGATTCTGTTGTTCTTTAAATGGTTGAGAAGGGATGCGGCAGTAACCGCCTCCTTGACTGTTTCAACTGCTGCTGCTTCCTTAATCATCAATAAGCCTCCGCCAAATATCCCTTGTTCATGCCGGGCAATAGATCCACGGCAAGATACATCGGTGGAGTCCCGGTTAAATTCCAATCAAACCGGATCAAACCACAATTGAAGGTTCCACCTTCAACACGTGTTTTACCACCCACCGTTGTTCCAGAAACAAAACTAACGGAATGGAGTGCAGCAGATGGTTGGTTGTTAACTCCGCCTGGATAAAACTCCAAGTCAGAGCCTACGCCTGAATCCGGCCCAACACGATATGGTGGCACATCGTTATCATCTGTAACATCTTGTCGAATTTCATCCAAATTGTCTGCGACGTCAAATACATCGTTCATCCATCCACCGGTAGTCGGTGTATTTGGTTCAATTAACTGAGGTCGACTTCGAGAAAGACCGTACCCTGTAATCATGCCGAGCGAATTGCTGGCATTAGCACCAACAAAGTGCAAAGTACGTTCAAGTGGTGCAGCAGCACCACCATCAACTGGAAGTTGAAGAGCCGAATAAACCCATTCGCCTGGCTTAGCTGTGAAATCTTGGCGATCCACTGGAAGCATAATATCTCCATCGGCTGCAGGCGCTGCTGCAGAACCTTGAATTGGAGCCCCAACCATATCAGAATCGAGAGAAACTTTGAAATCTCGATAACGTGCTGATATTGTTGGTTGATCATCCAAAACCTGGTCTTGGGATTTCATCCAAAGCATTTTGGACTTTTTGTAAGCCTGTTGAGCCATCCAAGTGTCTGGTACTTTGCTTACATCAAACTCTCCAGTTACTGTACTGGCAGTATGAAGTGTCATTCCTGCCACGGCAAACGTTGTGCCTTGACGTACGAATCTACGATTGGCTGCCGACGTAGCCAATGCCAAGTCAATAAAATTCGTAGTATTCGCTGGATTAATATGGAACCAGAGTCTTGTAACTGCTGGTTCAGGTTTTTTAGCCATATTAACCATGCTACTGATGGTAGTCTATTAGTATTCCCCCGTAGCGCCAACGGTCAATTCTAGACCTCCCTACGAAGCTGTATCGGTTATGCATGCACAACACTTCCCATCTTCTTCGCCCTTCCACCGACAACGACAGCCTAAAAACTAGTAGGACTAGTTGTGTAATTATTTGGCTCAAATCGAAGATTTGGTTGCATGCGGTTGGCAAAAGCAAACTTGAGTTTGTCCTGGTATTTGTTGACAACAACCAGTACGAAGGCCGGTGTCATGAGAACATCTACACCAGACATGC